TAAGCACGGTCTGCGTAGATACAGGACTTGTTACGTGGAGATTCCGCGTAAGAATGGCAAATCAAATCTCTCGGCTGCTATTGCTCTATACATGTTGTTTGCTGATGGCGAGCCTGGCGCGGAAGTCATTCGTGCAGCAGGAGACAGAGGACAAGCAAATATCGTGTTTAACATTGCACAGGAGATGATTGCAAACAACCAGCACCTACGACGAAGGGCCAAGGTGCTGCGCAATCAAATTGAATACAAGAGCAGCTGGTACAAGAGTATCAGCGCAGAGGCATACACCAAGCATGGCCTTAACTGTCATGCCGTCATCTTTGACGAGCTGCACACCCAGCCCAATAGAGATTTATGGGACGTACTAACTACCTCAACGGGATCTAGACGCCAGCCGCTTGTCATGGCATTGACTACAGCGGGACACGACCGAGCATCTATCTGCTACGAGATGCACGAGTACGCGGAGAAGGTCAAGGACGGTGCCATACAAGACGAGACGTTTTTACCTGTGCTGTATGCTGCAGACATAGAGGACGACTGGACAGACGAAGAAACGTGGAAGAAGGCTAACCCAGGATATGGCAGCATTTGCCACAAAAGCTACTTTGAGCAAGCCGTGCAGAATGCAAAGGCCAATCCTACAATGGTCAACAGCTTTTTGCGCTTGCACCTAAACATTTGGACGAGCAGTGAAACAGCATGGATACCAGACGACATCTGGATGCAAGGACAAACACAAATACCCTATGACCTACTTCCAGAGCTGGAGTGTTATGCTGGCCTCGATTTGGCAAGTACTCAAGACCTTACCGCCTTCGCGTTACTTTTCCGTGACAATATCGCTGATTGCTTTTATCTGTTGGTGCATCAGTTTGTCAATTCGGAAAAAGCGCATTCGAAGAAATTGAGCGCGGGCGTTGACTACCTAGCCTTCCAGCGTGAAGGTGACATCACAATCACACCAGGCAACGTGACAGACTACGACATTGTGTACCAGTACATCAAAGAGCAATGCGACAAATACAAGGTTAAGTCCATTGGCTACGATCCACGCTTTAGCGCCTACCTAGTTCCTAAGCTCGAAGCTGACGGTGTAGAGATGTCACCAATGGCCCAGAACATCACCACAATGAATGGACCGACCAAGGAGTTTGAGATGCAAGTCATGCGCAACAACATGAAACACGATGGCAACAGATGCCTTCGATGGCAAGTCGGTTGCTCCGTCTGTTACACTGACGTCAACGAGAACAAGCGCGTCGTCAAAGAGAGGCACGAAAATAAGAAGGTTGATGGCGTTATCGCGTCAATCATTGCCATGAATGAGTACTACCATTGTCAATTAAATGATGATGACATCATGCTGGAAATCTTTAACTTATAGGTCGCAGCGTCGTATACTTGACGGTCATGGCTACACTTGCAGACCGCCTCAAGTCCGTATTTAGATATCGAGTAGGGAAGTACAATTCCCAAACGCTTGAAGCAGAGTTGGGAATCAACCCAATTGTGCGCAGTGGAGTCAACGTGACCGAGCAAAGCGCTCTGGCTATCTCTGCTGTCTATGCTTGCGTCAACAAGATTGCAAGCACCATCAGCAGCCTAGGCCTAGAGATTTACGTGCGCGATGGCAGGAATGTAGAGGTTGCCAACCAACACCCAGCCTATAGCCTGATCACCAGCACACCAAACGAGTCACAGAACGCCTACGATTTTTGGGAGTCGCTGATGACATCAGCTCTGATGTATGGATGCGGTTACGCTATCATTGAGCGCAGCGTGCGAGGTTATGCAGAGCGCCTTGTGCCAGTATCTTACTACGATGTGGATGTGCGCGAGGTAGAAGGAGAGCGCGTTTTCGTGATTAAGGATTATGGCGCAGTGACTCAAGACAATATGCTTGAGGTTAGCGCTATGGGTCGCATGTCGCCTATTCGCTTGCACCGTGAGAACCTTGGACTAGCAAAGGCAGCCCAGGACTTTGGAAGCGAATACTTCGGCCAAAAGGGACAGATGACAGGAGTGCTGGCCAGTGACCAGCCATTGAGGAAAGAGCAGATGGACGTCATCCAAAACAGCTGGAATCAAAGCGCAATGAACGCAGGGACCAAGCTGTTACCCTTTGGCTTTAAGTATCAGCGCATCACAATCACACCAGATGAAGCGCAGTTCATTGAGACGCGTAAGTTCCAAGCGGAGGAAGTATGCAGGATATACAGCGTACCGACGTCGCTTGTACAGCTACCGAGCCAAACGACGTTCAACAACGTAGAGCAGCAAAACTTGCAGTTTGCACGCCACACCATTGCACCGTGGGCCAAGCGGATTGAACAGGAGATTGACCGCAAGCTCATCCAATCATTTGAGCGCCCAGACGTGTACTCAAAGTTCAGCATGGACGACTTGTACCGTGGTGATCTAGCTGCACGGACAAACTTCTACCAACAGATGTTGACTAGTGGCGTGGTGTCAATTAACGAGGTGCGCAGCAAAGAGAACCTCAACCCTGTGGAAGGTGGCGACACCCACACAGTACAAATCAACCAAATCGCGTTGGACCGCCTAGGCGAGTACAGCGACAAAGTATCTAGCGATGGAGGACAACAACCAGCATAAAGAAGCCGAGAAGCGGACGATGGGCACCATTGAGGTGCGTGACGCTGACGGTGACGACATGGTATTGGAAGGGTACGCAGCTGTATTCAACAGCGAAACAGACCTTGGACATTTCCGCGAGGTAATTAAGCCAGGTGCCTTTGATGACGTCATGACCAACGACGTGCGTGCGCTCATTAACCATGACCCGAATTTAATTCTTGGACGTACCGAGAACGGCACACTAGAGCTGTCAACAGACGAGCGTGGTTTGAAGTACCGCGTTAAGCTAGGTAACCAGTCGTATGCCAAAGACTTTTACGAGAGCGTCAAGCGTGGCGACATCTCACAGTCATCGTTTGCCTTTACCATTGAAGACCAGAGCTGGAACGAGGAGCGCACGGTAAGGAGCGTTGACAAGGTGCGGCAGTTGTTGGATGTGTCACCTGTGACCTACCCAGCATACGCAGCCGCCACGGTGCAGGCGCGTGAGCAACAGCTTGAACTAGACGAAGCCATCGCAGTAGCGGAGGCCGACACAGATACAAAGAGTGAAACTATTTCTAAAACAACAACCATGAATCTCAACGAGATGAAGGCGACACGTGCCAAGCACGCAGATCGCTTTGAAGAGTTGGTCAACGTCGCTGACACAGAAAACCGCGACTGGTCCAACAACGAACAAGAAGAGGCCGACCTTGCAAAGCGCGAGGTGGAGCGTTTAGACGCCAAGATTGAGCGTCGTCAAGCCCACGAAGACATGATCGCACGTCAAGCCCAGATGGGCGGCACGACTGTCACCGAGGTCAAGGAAATTAACAAAATCAACCGCAGCTTTTCTTTGAGCCGCGCTGTACAGGCCGCCAGCTTTGGCAAGGCTTTGGAAGGTGCTGAAGCTGAGTGGGCGCAGGAAGCGTCACGCGAAATGCAGTCACGCGGCCTTAACATGTCTGGCCAGATTGGTATCCCAGGCAGCGCGTTGTACCGTGGAATTGGTGATGCTGATGAATTCAGCGCTGTTGCACCTGGTGCGGGTTCTGGCTTTGTAGCTACTGAAGTACCAGGAGCCATCGACGCTTTGCGCACACCAACTATGGCCGAGCGCGTTGGAGTGACTACAATTAACAACGCATCTGCAAACTTGCAGTTTCCTCGCGTGTCAAACAAGGCTATCGCCACACAAGAAACAGAAGTTTCTGCAGACGCTGCCTCTGGACTTGACATGGACACTTTGACTCTGAATCCTATTCGGGTTGCAAACAGAACTTTGTGGAGCAAGCAATTGATGTTGCAAGGTGGTCCATCTGTAGACGCTTTGATTGCACGTGAGTTGTCAGCTGGTATCAATGAGCATATTGACAAGGCTGTTTTCACAAAGGCTGCCACGGCTAACACAAGCGACAAAGACGATGCCATCGGATATGCAGATATCACAGCTTTGGAAAAGGCTGTTTTGGCTGCAGGCGGTGACTTGTCACGCTGTGCGTTTGTTGGTTCTCCCTCTGCTATGTCAATCCTTAAAGGTGAGACGGCAGTAAGTTCTATCAAGGCAGTGATGGATGGCAACAGCATCGACGGTTTCCAAACCTTCTTTACGCCTAACCTCGCAGACTCTACAACGCTTCCTGGTAACCTCATCTTTGGTGACTTTGCACAAGGAATGATTCTCGCATTCTTTGGTGGTATCGACCTTTTGGTTGACCCATACAGCAACGCAGGAACAGCGCAGATTGCTTTGCACGTGAACAAGTTCTACGACACGGATGTGCGTCAGGCAGGAGCCTTGGCCAACATCCAGGAGTTTAGCTAATTGACCAAAACTTGGAAGCCTGGCAATAGGGCTAGGCTTCCTTTTTTTTCTCCGATATGATAATAAGCAAGCCAGCATACTCCACAGGAACTGACATTGTATCTCTAGCAGATATAAAAGAATTTCTGCGCGTTGATCACAGCGACGAAGACACCACCATTACGTCTTTGCTCGATGCTGCGTCTGCTCATATCAGCGACTACTGCAACCGTCACTTTGCAGCTAGTGGAGCAACCGTTTTCCATTTGGAAAGGTGGCGCAATGCGTCCCTTGCCTTTGGACCAGTGACACAGGTACAGTCAGTTTCTTACAAGGACACAAGCGGAGCAACGCAAACTCTTGCTACTGACAAATACTATTTCGAATCCCTCACGGACAACACCACGCGCATCAGCTTCCACGATACGCCAGACCTTGAGGACTATAACGCAACGCCTGTCACAGTGTTGTGCTTTTGTGGTGCGACACCTAGCGCAAGTGTGCAAGTAGCTACGAAGTTGCTTGTGACACACTGGTACGAGAACAGGCGCGCCGTTGTCACAGGCACCATTGCAACCGAGATGCCCATGAGCGTGCGCAGCCTTTTGAGCAGCGAGCGCATAATTGACATGCGGCAATGAATGTTGGTTTCTTGGATCGTCGCATTACGCTACAACAGCGTGGCACAGCTGTCAACGACTTTGGCGAGCCTACAGGCGCGTGGTCGGACTTGACCACTGTGTGGGCTGCCTTGGACAATAAGAGTGCCAGCAGCAACGTCCAGATGGAACAGGAGACTAGCATCAACCGCGTCACCTGGCGCATCCGTAGCAGCTCCACCACACGCACCGTTGCAGCAAGCGACCGTGTGAAGTATGGCGCGGAGTACTACAACATTCTGGCCATCCAAGAGATAGGCCGCAAGAATGAGCTTTACCTCGTTACTGAACGTGTAGTATCTGAGTGATGCAGACAGTGACAGTCAAAGGCCTAGAACAGGCTCTCAAGAAGTTGGAGAAACTTGCACTTTGGAGCGAGAAGGATTTTGCGAACCTTGTCACTATCAATGAGCGCGTGGGTGAGGTTTACAACAACAGCCTGAAGGGCAGCATCAAGGACTTCGACCGTGACATCAATGTTTACGAGAAGACAGGAGGTGGACCAGGCCCAAAGACAGGTCAAAAAGGGACTGTCCGACTAAAGGTCAAACGTGGGCAATTAAGACGAAGCGTGGGTATTTGGCAACCAGATAAGGACAGAATCAAGGTTCTTGCTGGACCACGAACAAACACCATTGCTAGACGCAAGACGCGCAAATACTCGGATGGATGGTTTGCGCACATCGTCGAAGCTGGTGACAGCTTTGGCAAGAAAAAGCGCACACCAAATACAGGCGTATTTGAACGCAGCCAGAAGGCAACACAACAAAGAATGGTGCAACTCCAGACGCGCTTGCTGCGTAAGGAATACGAACGCTACATGAAATGAAGGTAGGTCTAGCCATACGCGCCTTGTTGCTTGACTCTAGCGACGTCACAGCCATAACCAACCGCATATATCCAGAGCTTGCAGTTGAGGGAGCTGACGCGCCATACATCGTGTACAGCGTTGTGTCCAACAGCCCATCAGATGCAAAAGACGGCACACCAATCGACGAAGCGCAAGTTGAGTTGTTTAGCGTGGCCTCTACATATTCCGCAGCAAACGACTTGGCAGACAAGGTACGTGCTGCACTAGACCGAAAAAGCAAAACCGTGAGTGTGTCTGGTGGCGCTGTCACAGTACAGAGCATCCAGTACACCAACGAAGTCACAGAGGTAAGCGCAGAGCGCAGCTTGTATGTGAGCGTTCAGGATTACACAGTAAGAATAACACGATAGATATGATTACACCAGATTGGTTTACAGACAACCTTGGTGAGTTGGTCCTAGGACTGCTCGCCTTTATTAAGCTAGTGGTCAACATCACGCCAACAGAATCCGACAATAAAGTGTTTGGGTACTTGGACGTGCTGATCAACATGCTGATTGCAGATAGAATTAAAAACAACCCAAACAACGAATAAAATGCCTAGTACAGGAATTTTCAATGGCTCGACTTATACAGTCAAGTTTGAGACCGATGGGACGCCAGTCGTCACCGCAGACCACGTAACTGATTTGAGCGTCAGCGTATCAACAGAGACACGCGACACCACAAGCAAAAACAATGGCGGATACCGCGCGTTGCTCCCAGGCTTAAAATCTTTGTCCGTCAACTTTACTGCCTTTTATGCGCAAGACGCAAGCAATGGCTACAATGAGTTGATGACAGATTTTCTGGCTGGTGCAAAGCAAGATGTTTCAATTAACGCAGTTGATTGGGACAATGCGGGAGCAGATATTGTAGGTGACCAAGAGATTGTGTTTGAAGCCTACATCACTTCTTTGGAGTTGAGCGCAGGCACAGAAGACAACGCTTCTTACACTTGCACCCTTGAGTGCGTCAGCGCTATTACCTTCCAAGCCCAAAGCTAATCCATGACAATTACCCTAGACAACCAGACCTTTCCCGTCAAGGCCAACATGCGTGCCTGGCGTTCCTTTGAACGCGCCACAGGCAACAAGGTGGCAACACTTGACAGCGAGGACGTGACCATGATGCCTGAACTGTTGTACTACTTTGTACAGGAGGGATGCCGCAAGCAAGGCATGGAATTTAAAATGGAAATTGATGATTTTCTAGGGCTTGTGGATGTGACTGATTTGCCAGCGGTGATGAGGGTTATCGAGGAGTCTATGTCGCCAGAAAAAAAAACGACGGAGACAAGTCAGGAGATCCACTTGAATGGGACGAAATAGAGGAGCTGGGCCTAGGGCTTTTGGGCCTTACGCCTAGCTCCCTCTACGACTTCACATTTCGTGAGTTTGGCAACGCGGTGCGTGGTCGATGCAAATCCCAGGAACAATTTGACCGTTCCAACTGGGAGCGCGTCCGATGGCAGACCGCGTTGTTGCTGAACGTACATACCAAGAAGGGAGCAAGCATCAAACCCAAAGACCTTGCAACCTTCCCGTGGGAAGAATCAAAGAAAAAGAATACAGGTCAGGGCTGGTCGCAGCTCATGGCACTAGCAACAGAAGAAGATGGCAAAACTAGGTGACCTCGTTGTACGGATTGGAGCGGATACGCGCGATCTAAATAAGAGCCTCGGAAGGGTGCAGCGCAACATGCGCTCTATGACTAGCAACATCACGAAGCTTGGTCAGGACATGACGCGCAGCGTGACCTTGCCAATCATTGGCGTGGGTGCAGCTGCCTTAAAGAGTGCGGCAGATTTGCAGACGTTGGAAACCTCATTTATCAGCTTGACAGGAGGCACGGAACAGGCTGCAAAAATGATGCAGCAACTGAACGCCTTTACAGCCAAGACGCCATTCCAAATTGATGCAGTTGCCAAGTCAGCGCGTCAGCTTATTGCAAGTGGCACAGACGTGTCGCAAGTCAATGACCAATTGCAGTTTCTTGGTGACATTGCCGCTGGTAGTGGCAACAACATCGACGAAATTGCAGCCATCTTTGCGAAGGTAAACGCGAAAGGCAAGGTAGAGCTTGAGAGCCTAAACCAATTGGCAGAGCGTGGCATTGGTGTCTTTGCAGCTTTAAGCGAAGCAACAGGTTTGCCAGCTGATAAGCTAGGTGCGGGCGCAGTCAGTGTAGAGCAGTTCAACGATGTGCTGCGAGGATTGACGGAAGAGGGAGGATTGTTTGAAGGGTCAATGCTCCGCTTGAGCAACACTGTCAGTGGCAAGTTCAGCACAGCACTGGACACAGCAAAATTTGCAGCGGCATCATTGGGCAAAGAGTTGTTACCATTTGCTAGCAAAGCACTTGACGCCTTTACAAACCTAGCGCAGAAGTTTACAGAGCTAGACGACAGCACCAAACAGATAGGTATCGCCATTGCTGGTGTAGCTGCATCGTTTGGACCGTTGCTTGTCATCTTGCCAAAGATTGTGCAAGGCTTGACGTTGTTGACGTCACCTATCAGCGCAAGCGTGTTGGCCATTGGTGCGCTAGTTGCTGCGTTTGTCTACTTCTATGATGACGTGCGCCCAATCATTACCCAGGTGGCCAACCTCATGATCATGCTGTACAACAAGATTGTACCCATTCGCATCGTGGTGGCCTTTGTCCAAACTGCATTCACGAATCTAGGCAAAGCAATTTCCACAGCATTTCGTGCAGCGTTGGACATTATTAGCACGCTTGTCAAGTCATTGTCGCAGCTTATTTCTGGCGACTTTAGCGGAGCGTTCGACACCATTACAACAGGCCTTAAGGATGTGGCCGTTGACGTGGTAACGACAGGCGCAGAGATAGGCACAGACTTAATCAATGCAGTCAATGAAGCCATCTATGCGGAGGAGATTGATTTGCTAGGTGAGGACGCTTTGCCTACACGTGCCGAAATCATGGAGCGCTTTAGCTCCCTCTTTAGTGGAGTTGGTGCAGCAGTTGAGGAGTCCTTGGCGCCAGCTACTCAAACAGTCACAGACCTATTCAAAAAACTTGAAGCTGTCACAGTTGACGTCAGCGCAAATGTCACCGACAACGTAGAGAAAATGAGCGACAGCATGAAAACAATGCTTGACGCGTTCTCTAGTGGAGTGCAGCAAGCTGTGCAAGATTCAATGTCGTTTGGTGCAGCTGCCTTGTTAGTAGCTAAACAAGTTGTGTTGGCATACTTAGCAGCGGCAAAGGCCAAAGTTGTCGAAAATGCGGCTACAAGTTCAGCGGCTGCAGGCCCAGCCTTTCCGATTCTTATGGCTGGCCTTATTGGTGCAGGCATGGGACTCATTAACAGCGTACAAATTCCAGCCCTAGCCAATGGCGGCCTTGCCTTTGGTCCAACTACGGCAATGGTAGGTGATAACAGAAACGC